GCTGCTGTTACTGTTCCATCACCATCTGATGCGTTAGCAATATTAGCTGACAAGTCAAAAGGATTTTGATTGCCTGTTGATGCTAAAGCTGTGTAAGTCATTTGTACACCTTTATGGAAGATTTGAGTTACATAAGTATATGCTGCTCTATCTCTACCAAGATATTCTGTAGGTGTAGAACCTTCTTGTCCTTTTGTTGGCTCTGAAGAAATGGTTGCATTATCTTCTACTTGGACTTGCCAATATGTAGAATTTAATACTTTACCACCATTCAAACCACCAACTGCTGACAATAAAGGTGTTCTTTGACCACCAACTTTAAACAATTCACCACTAAAGTTGTTAATATTTTGTGCATAAATCGTATTGTTAGTTAACGATATGTCTGCCATTTTTATCTTCTCCTATAAGTTAATTGTTTTAATTGTCTTTTGAAGAAGTTTAGAAATCTACTTAGAGTTTTTCTTTGCTTCCTCTATAACAGATAACTTAGCAGCGATTGAGTTCCTGACATTTCCTGATTTTTCAATCTCACGAACTTGTGAAACAACATCTGTATTATATAAATCTACAACTGAATTATTTTGAATATTATTTAAGCGTTCTTGACTTTTCTCTGCTTCTTGTACAGTATCTTGTAATCCGCCTTCTTGCCCAAAATCAACACCAAATTCTTCAGTAGCATATTGTCTGATATTGTCTACAGTAAGTTCACCTTCAAACATCATCTCAACTGCTTTTCCGACACCTTTAGAAGTATCAAGTCCTGCTTGGTTAAAAACAGTGCTTCTTTCTTTAGCTTCGTATTCTGCGATTTTTCCTTCGTAGAGTTCGAGTTTTTCTCGCATCTCTTTCCAATTCTTATCGCCTGTGTCAGAATTGTTTTGTTCTTCTGTCATTATTTAATTGTCCTTTACTTCACACGATATTTTTACAAGTGGTGTATGAGTAACCACTGCATTTTATTCTTACACTACTGTTTTTATTTGACAGGTCTTGTCAGTAGGCATCAAGACCGATTACAAAATCTAGGTCTAGTTTTTATTTCGGACCTTAGTACAAAATAGCTAAGGTTATTATATCATATATTTTTAATGTGCAAGTTGTTTAAACAAGCAGTTTATCCTTCGGTTAAACCTACTACTTCTCCTGTTTGTGATTGTGCTGCACCTGTTGTAGGTGATGATGCAGAGGCTCTAATAGCTTGTCCTCTACGAATATTTGCTAATGCTTCAGGGTCTAAACCTGCTATACCTCTTGCTATTGCTGTTGTAGTCATGTCTGATAATCCAGGTGCTATGCTTACTGCTTGACCAAACACTTCTCTTGCCTGTGCTTGTGTTATTCCTGCTTGTGCAAAAGACATTGCACCTTGTTTTGTAATTGATGCACCTGCTGTTTCTGCCTCTGCAATAATTGAACTAACAAGTATTTGATTTTCTAACACACTATCTGCTATGTCAGGTGATACAAACATTGCAAACAATGCTTCATCTGATAAATCTAAACCATACTCTCTAAAATAAACTTCTTTAACTTGCGGTATGTTATTTATAACTTGCGAATAACCAAACTCTAATCTTTCTGCAAACTCTTTTGCGCTTACATCTCCTGCTATAGCAGAAGCTATATCGTTTTGGAATATTTCAGGATTTAGATTGTAATCTCTTAAAGTATCTTTCATAACATCCACTGTTTCGTAGTATTGACTTTCTGTCATTCTCAAAGTTCCATCTTCTCTTGCAATGCCAGGAAATGTCTTGGCGTATTCTTCTGATGCTCTCATACTTGCTAATGCTACATTCATCTTGCCTGTTTCTACATATCCACCTTCACCATCAAGCAATATGTTTAACATACCATCTGTCATCCATGGATATAATGCTTTTAGTTCTTGTGATGTAGGCACTTCTTCTACTTCTTCTTCATCAAATACTTCTGTAGCTGTTGGTGGGCTATATAAACCCATATCTTTTGATTGTCTAAGAAACTCATTAACTAAATTTTGTGCGCCTAATTCTGCAGTTCTTAGTTCTGCCATAGCGCTTTGTGTATCTAAACCATACGATTGATTACTATATAGTTCCGAAGAAATAGCACGACCTGTTGGATTGTTAGAAAAGTATGTTCTTAAATCTTCTTCGCTTGATATTTCATCATAACTGTTTGTTTCAGTATCAAATACATATACAGATTGCACCACACCATCTTCATCTACATTTGTTATGCCTTTAGATATAGAAAATTCTGATAATACTTCTGATGATATAGCCATTAAAATACTCCTGACACTGCTTGTGGTATAAGATTTAACATTTCACTTTTTATAGTGTTTTTAACACCAGGTGAGTTTTTGTAATTTTTTCTTACTAACTTGTCAAACTCTTGGTAGTCACCTTTAGCTTCTACAATTAAATCATTTATTGTAGCTTGTTGATTTTTTGTTAAGTCTACTGCTCGTATTCCTAATGTTCCATTTATAGTTTTAGATGCCCTATCCGAAAAATGTGTATTCCATGTGTTGTATTTTGCACCTTGAAACGCAGGGTACATAATATCATGTGATGTTTGTAGTTCATCTAATACTTTTTGTGTTTGACCATTTCTTATCATTCCTGCATAACGAAGTAATGTTCCATCTTTTTCGTATGCTGCTAGAACATTAGGTCCAAGATAATCTTTAACATAAGAAGTAGCAGAAAACTGACCTGTCATTCCTTCTGTAGTTTCAAATTGGTCTGCAAATTGTTGTAGTTCTTCAGGTAAAACTTGTATTCCTCCTGCAATATTCATGTAAGTTTCATCACCAATGTAACTAAGATAACTATCTACTTGTTCAGGTGTGTATTGATTTGACACCACACCATACGCTAATACTTCAGATAGTCTAGTTATGTCACCTTTAAATCCCATTTCAAACATTTTGGTTCTAATGTCTTTTATGTTTGTTGCTACTTTGTTTTCTACAGCATTTGGGTCGCCATAATATTCAGCCATAAAATTTCTTTGTTCAGGAGTAGAACTATCAAACCAATCTGTACCTGCCAAATCATCTATTGAAACAGGTTGTCCTGTAAGTATTGCAGACAAAAATACTGTTTGTACATCTCTATCTAGCAACCATTTCATGCCATCTTCTTTTGCTCTTTTTTCTATCGCATCTTCTTCTATATCCATAACTGTTCGATAATCTTTTGCATCTTTACCTTCTGTAATTGTAAGAATGTCTGATACAAGTAAATCTTCGTGTCCTCTAAATATATATCCATATCTATCAGCAAATGCTTGTTCATCTTCTAAAGTTATAACAGTTGTTCCTGCTTTCATAAAATTATCACTATCTACTAATGCAAGTATTGGAAAATCTCCACCTGTTTCTGTGTCAAAAAACACAGCGTAGGTCTTGCCATCTAGTGTGATGAACTCCTCAGGTTGAAATTGAAATTGGTCTGTAAGCATTATCTTCCTAACAAGTATAGCGTATCATCATCTTCTAAGTCAGCTTTTACTGCCTCAAATAATGTATCATAAACAGGTTTAGATATTTTGTAAGCTATAGAGTATTTGTCTGATACCTCACCAAAATTATCCCAAAAACTTTCATCTGTTGTTTGTGCTTGATAAGCAGCATTACCTACATCAGATAGCAACAAAGCTGTTTCATACAAAGCATAAGCTATACCGACAGGTCCTGCAAGTGCAGATAAACCTATTCTAGGAAATGCTCGTTTCAATACCTGTTGTATTACTTGGTCACCTATATCTAGTTTTTCTACAACATTTAATACTTTTCTAAATACACCAGGGTTGTTTCTTATTACAGCTTTTGCTTTGTTTAAGTTTTCTACACCATCTGAACTTGCAATAGCTTTATCTAATTCATCAACAGGACCAAATTCTACACCTCTAGGATTAACAGGTTTTTTAACGCTAAAACTAACTTCATCTAAAGCTACATCATCTTTGTAAAACAGACCTGCATTTTCTTCTAAATATTGAAATGCTGTTGGTGCATCAGCTTGGTCGTAAGTAAAAACTTCAAAAGGTCCTCTGCCTAATTTTAAAACATTTAATGTATTTGCTTCTACTAATCCATCAGGTGTCATTAAATACAATTCTTCAGGTGAATTTTGTAATATCATTCCTAATCTACTTGTAGGTCTTGCATGTAAGATGCCATCTATTTCTAAAGTTGCCACTTTTTTTGGTCCTGGTACATCTACAGTTTTAAAACCTTTCCTTTTCAGTGCTTCTTCAGGCACTTGCAAATCTTGTTTTCTAGTTACATCATCTACAGCATATTCAGTTAAATTCCCATCTACATTTGTAGGTGTGTCTACATAAGGTACATTTGGTTTGTCTTTAAAATATTGTGGTATTACATATCCTTCTTTAATTTCTTCAGGTCCACCTGCTGCTGCTACAAATCCTCTTATGTTTTGAGGGTCAGGTAAGTTTTCAAGTTTAGGAAAGTTATTAAAAAATTTTGTATCTTCAAATGTACCACCACCTGTTAGCCAATCATCTAACACTACTCTTAAATCATCTAATTCTCCACCAACTTTTTCTTGAAATCCTTGTGTCATTAATGTTTGTTCTAATTGATTTATAAAATCAAGATGGCTTTCAAATTGAATTTCAGGCAGCGTATCTCCAAAACTTTTTCTTATTTCTTCAATAGCATTTGATAATTGTTCAGGTGTAACAACATAAAAATCATCTGCTACATTTGTAGGTGTGTCAAAATCATCTACAAATAATTTATCGAGGTTTGCTTTTTCGACAGATGTTTCTAAACCTTCTTCACCATTTGCTACTTTTTTATAAAACTCTAGTATTGTTTGTACATCTTGTTTTCTATCATCTTCAACTAAACCTAATATTGTTTCTATTTTTCTTTTGTTATCAAAAAAACTTTCTCCAAAGAAAAATGGATTGTTACTCACAAAAGCTCTTATAACTCTGTTATTAAATAATCTACGCTTAGGTCCTGTTAAGGCTCTAACTGTAGCTCTTGAATTTGGTTTGATAATATAAGAAGTGCTACCTACATCTTCTATATTGTTTTGATAAGCTACGACATCATAACTACCAAATACTAATTCTTCTATTGCTTTTGGTGTAAGTCTGTCATCTATGGACACTGTTTTATTGCCTATAGTTATCTCTGTTATATCATCATAAGTTGGGTCTAATCCTGTATTTAAACCATTTTCTATAGCTTCTTGTAGCATATCGCCACTAATAGTTATTTCTTGCCTTCTCTGTACTACAGAAATAGGCGCATCAAGATTTAAAACTGTAGCATCTTTAGGTATTGATATTTCATATATGTCGTAACCTTTAGCCCATTGAAATTCAGAACCAGGTCCTAAAGGTAATTTTTCAAATATAGTTTCTGCATCTATATAATCTGCTGTGCTTAAATCTCCACTTATTTCTTTTAATGTAGAAATATCCTCAACATCATAATACTCATCAATAATTGGATAACCATTCCCATCTACCCATTCTCCATCTATTGAATAACGAATTTCTAAATGACCTTCATCTGCGGTATATTCTAAATGACCTATAATTTCTGTTCTGTTGTTGGTTGTGCCATAATCTGCAGCAAATGTTGTATCGTAATCTTCTAATGGATTAATGTCATTTAATACAGCATTTAGGTTTTCATCTAACTCTACAAGTGTTTCACCTAACATTTCGTGCATACTTTGACCTTCGTAAAAATAAGATGCTCTATCCATAGCAGCTTGATATGTACCTGCATGAAAATTAGCATCAGAAGGTAGAGGACCTGTTTCAGCAGGTCTTGAATGATAAACAACTACATCATCTTCAAATATTAAATTCTGTGGACTATCAGGATTAACTTGTAATTCTACGCTTCCTGTGTCATCAATGTAATTATCATACTTTTCTAATTTAGTAATAATCGGTGTTATATCATAAAAATCAGGTCTGTTTGGATAATTAAATACTTCTGCAGCTAGTTCTCCAATGGTTACACCCTCAAACATTTGTCCTAAAAACCTACTTGTATTTAACATACCTGCGGTATTTAACCCATATTTTTGGTTTAATGATGCTAATAATTTTTCTGAAACATAAGGAGGAAAACTTTCAGTTACATTTCCTGCTGCATGGGCATCATGTAAAGAATGTAAAAAACCCACAGGGTCTGCAGAGTTTTTTAATAATATTTCTAAATCTACAATACCACTTTCAATAAATCCTACTTTAAAAGTTTCTCTAAATCGTTTTGCATCTTGACCTCTTTTGTAAGTTACATACGAAAATCCATTTGTTATTAAATCATCACTGCTAGTAAGGTAAGCATTTGCTTGTTCAACAAAATCATCCATATATTGTGCAAGTTTGTCTTTTATAAATTGTATACGCTTAGTTTTATCAACAGCAGGTGTGTCTGTGACATCTACATAATCTGATATATTTAATTTTGTTTTTCCATAATCTTGTTCTAATTCATCTGAAAATCCAATAAAATCTTGCATATCAAATTCATCAATTAAATCAACTAATTCATCTAGTTGATTTTTGGACAAAGAAGGTGCTATTTCATCAATGCTATCTAACATACTCTGTATAATATGTAATGCAGGTCGTACACCTTCTGTTCCTGGCACAGCAGTATACATATTGCCAAATTCAAGCATTTTAATTTCTCTATCTAAAAAACTTGTTAAGTTTGTATAAAAATCCATACTGCTTAAATATTTCAAATCATTTATGGTCATATCAGGATTTGCTTTTGCAAACTCATCAAATTTGTCGTATATTCTTCTTAACAATGCTCTTTCTGTTTCAGTTTCAGTACCAAATTTAACATTGCCTTCAACTCTTATTCTTTCAGCGATAGGAAATTCAAGAGGACTTCCATCACCGAAATCAACCATAGGTTCTCTTTCAGGTAAATTTTCTATTCCAAGTTCTTCCATAAGAGGAAGTAATACATTGTGTGCAAATTCAAGCACACTATCATCACTATCATGTATTAAGTCATACATTACTAACCCTGGTCTTTCTCCAGAATTATCTAAATACATGTTTAGAGTAGTTTTTAAATAACTTGTTATATCTGTTAGTTTTAGCGGATTAAGTTTTCTAGGCGCTAAACCCTCATCTACTAAATCATTAAATACTCCTGTATGTGTACGATATACATTTTTATCATTTTGTAGCAAATCAAAAAATACTTGCCTTCTAAATTTAAGAATAGAAATTGCTTCATTTTCAAAACTTTGTAACATTTTTTGTATTAATTCGCTATGAAGTTTTGCTAATTTTTTTGAACTTTCAGGAGAATAACCCATGTTTTATTTCCTGTCTGTTGCTATTTGCTCATTAAATGTTTTATCTATTTGTTCTCTTGCTTCTTTAAAAGATTTTTGTAAATCTTCAGGTAATTCACTGTAATCTCCAACAGGAACTTTAATTATCATTGTTATCTCTAAAATCTTGCAATCTTGCGATTATATCTTTTAAAGGTACATTGTTTGTTTGTGTTTCTAAAAAGAACTGATTATCTCTATCAATTAATTCATTATTTTTTGCTTTAATTCCATCTCCTACTTTTGTTAATTTTTCAAGCAAACCATAATAACTTCTTGAAATACTTTCTTCTAATTGTTTACCACCTTCTCTAATTTTTTCTGTAACAGGTCCTACAGGTATATTATCAACTGCTTCGCCAAATCTATCAGCTATTGATTGCCTATCTTCTTCTTGTTTAAACACTGTGCTTTGAGGTTGTGTTTGCGGTTTTCTAGGAAATCTAGTGTTTGGTGGAGGTGTTGTTTCTTCATAAAAATCTTCATCAACAATACTAAAATCCTCTGCTTGTTTTTGACCTGGTTGCATTACTGCTTGATGAGGTGCAACATCACTTAAATACCATTGATAAAACTCTTTAGTATCTTTAAAGCCTGTTTGTATATAATCACCAATAGCACCTGTTTGTATCTCACTAGCCATAGTCATGCCATCACCATATTGAACATCATTGCCAAATACAGATGCAACATTATTCATATTGTCTAGTGCAGGTAAATACGCTTCAGCAAATCCTTGTTGGTCTGCAATAGATACTAATGGTGGGTACATTTTAATTCTTGATACATACTGTTGAACTATTTGTTCATCACTCATTTGTTGATATTCTTCAGCACCAGGTCCTTCAGGTGCTTGGTCATTAAGTTCAAAACCGCTTCTAATAACAACATCTCCACCTGCCATAAACACATAGGATGCTTCATCATTAAAGTAATTACCATTAGCCATAGTTATAAGGTCATTACGCATTTCTTCAACTGTTTTGGCTCTATACCAATCTAGCCCTCCAAATACATCTGTGTTGTTATCTTCTTCCATTACGCTTCCTTTTCTGCGCCACCATAAGTTAATTTGCCCATTGCAGTTTCAAACATATTAGTGGCGTATTTAATAGCTGTTAAATCTTGATTACCTTCTATTTGTCTACTTTTTAATTTTTTAATTTCATCATTTAGTATTTCCTCAGTAGACAATACAGGCGGTTGATAACCTGCTTGTTGTGTTAAAAATTCATAACTAGGTAATATAAGCGGTAGTGGATTACCTTCTAAAAATCTAGCATATTCTCCTGGTTGTAAGCTTCTTTCAGAACCATATCTTGTATTTAAAATTAAATCTCTATCTGTAACTGTTGCGTTTTCATTATCAATTTGTGATTGTGCAGATTGTTGACTTGCTTTTATAACAACATTTGCAAAATTTACATAGTCACTATCGCTAAGAACAACGCCATTTGCTGCTGCAGCGCCATCTAATAAAGATTTTATTTGTGATGTTGAAAGGTTTGGCGCAGGTACACCATAACCATCTGACCTAAGTAAGTTAGTAAAATCTTCTCTTTCTTTAAAACTTGTTGTAACATTTGCCAAAGCAGTTGTCCACATTGGCACTTTATTTTGACTATCTTGAAACCATGTGCCACTATCTGTAGCTTCAACAAATATCCCAACCATAAAGTTTGCTTCTCTTGCTGTCCACTGTCCATATTCATCTATTGATGGTGGCGACATACCTGCATTTACCATTTGTTTTTGTAAATTAAATATCTCTGCTTCACTCATATCAACAAAATCTCTATACTCATCACCTTTAATAAAAGGTGCAATCATAAATTCAGTAGGTTTTTCAGGATTAGCTATATAACCTTCTTGTGTGGTAGTTATACCCCACGCATTACCTGATGTAGAGTAACTATCTGCATTATTTTGTATTTGTTGTGCAGTGGCAAGTTCTGCTTGTTCTTCAATTTCCTTTACTATTTGTGCTGATTGTTCTTTTATTGTTGGTACATTTGTACCATCAATAGTATCCACAAAATCTTTAAATGATGTTGGTTGATTTGTATCTTCACCATATAAATTAATTGTTGTTACAGCGCTACCTCTATCTGTAAGTTCTTTGTCATAAGCAACAATCTCATTACCAACTTTTGTTTCTTCATTTGCTGTAAAATATGTATCTATATCAGTAAATAAATCTTGTAATTCTTTTTCTAAATCTTCTTCTGACAATCCAAAATTTGTAATATTTCTATACCTACTTTCAAACTGTCTAGGCAGTATTTGTAAAAATTCAGGTTTAGTCATTAATTGTTTTAATGAAAAATAACCACTATCTTCTGATGGTATATAGCCTTCTATTGCCATACCTCTTGCACCTGCAGATACAGTAGGTTCACCAAAATCAAAATAGAAAACAGGCATATTAACCATGTTTTCTACATAGCCATATACGCTATTAGCAACAAGTCGCCCTACTTCTTTTTCAGAAACATCTTCTGTTTCTTCTACAACTTCTTCTTCTTCTATTAACTCATCTATAGGGTCACTCATTAACCACTCTCATTCTGACTATTTGTTGGGCTTATTTCATAAAATAAAACTTCATTAGCTAATTGTGGAAAGTTAGTGTCTTTACCTTTAATTATCATATCATCCCAAATTGCTTTCATAATTACTCTTGCATCAATCATTATTTGCGAAGTACCATTTAAAGTTCTTGCTTTTTTCTGACTTCTTTTAGTAACTGATTTTGTTATACCAAACTCATCTACTTCATCATAAGTATAGTAAATTTTACCATCTCTGTTTTCAACTTCTATAGTCAAATCATTAAATGTAAATGTTCCGCCATTAAGTATCACATCTATTAACTCATCACGCTTATCTAAATACTCTTGTACATATTTGTTTTCAGGACTATTTTTTGTTTGCTCAAAATCATTCCATCTTCGCAATTCGTACATTAATTCTGTAGTAGTAACAGCATTAGGTTTGCCTTGAAAGTTAAACATATCAATTTGATATTCATCATTTATTTGATTTTTTAAATCTGATATTTCTTTGTTTTGTTCTGTTGTGGTTTTACCATTATCTCGTATATCTGCTTTACCTTTTTCGTATTCAAATATAGCTTGTGTATGTCGCATAAATGATGCAAACTCTCCTGTAGTTATATTCTGCGCTCTTGTTTCGTAGTAAGCAGGATAAAACAACTCATCTTCTATTTTGTCAGGATAAATGTAATATGCAGTATTAGGTAAATTGTTTTGTCTTAACAACTCTTTGTTTTCATCTTTTTGCCACCATATAAAAGAATTTTCTTTAATAGGTTGTTTACCAACTCTATAACTTCCAGGTTGCTTTAGCGGTATAGGATTGACACCAAATTTAGTTATAAATTCTTGTTGAGTTGTAAAGTGGTCATAACCATTCTTAATTAACATTTCTTGATATTTATTGACTAATGTTTGTACACCCCACCATTGACCATCTTTATCTTCTACTTCTATTCTTGGTTGTACAGCAGTAGGCAATGCAAACTGTGCTGCTGCTCTAAAACCAAATACTGCTCTAGCTTGTTCTGTCGCTCTTTCTACACCTTCTCTTACGCTTTGTGGGTCTGATTGGTCTACAATACCTGCAAGTACATAAGCTGTATATATATCCATAGCAGTAGATGCAAATGTTCTCTGCATATCTTTGTCTGCAATGTTTTCTCCTGATAAAAATAATCTAAACTTTTTTAACCATGCAGGTTGTGCAATGTCTTTAAGTTGTCCTGAACTTTCATACTCACCTAAAAAGAATTTACGAAATGCTTTTGTGCTACCAAACTTGTCTATAAAAAATTTCATAGGTATTTGTACAGCAGGACCGAAACCAGGTGCAAAACCATTTTGTGCAACTAGGTTAAGACCTGCAGCAAATCCAGGTGCAGCAACTCTTACACCTTCATCTTGTAAATCTTCACCAAATACTGTTGTTTGATATGGTGATGTTACAATATCAGGCAACGCATCTCTTAATCCTGACATTTCTGCAACTTTACCTAAACCTTTAAAAGCACCAAATGTTATGACATTAAAAGCATCTACATAATTAAACATTAATTTGCCTGTTCTTGGGTCTTCTGATAGAAAACCATTTTCATCATTCCATGGTGTAGCACCTGCACCATTATCTACAGCTATTCTTGTAGCGTTAAACTTATGTGGATTGTCTACAATTAATCCACCCCATGTTTTAAATACCTCTGCCCATATTTCAGGAAATGGTATGTATTTAGAAAACAAGTCTGATGCTACATGGCGTTGTGAAGTTGAGTAAAACAAATTCTTAACATCTTCCATTGCTTTATGTTTAAGTAATGTTTCTGCTTGTTCTAAGCTAGTTATAGTATTTTCTATTTTTGGTTGTTTAGATGCTTTAAGTAAATCATCCCACATATCTGTACCTTCTATCCAAACTTTTGCACCTTTCATAAACTCTGCTGTAGTTGCATCATCCATATATGCCATAACTTCTACTGCAGTTGTATAAAAAGAACGCCTAAACAATGGGTCACGATTAAGCCAATTAGATGGTTTTGATATTAATGTGTTATAACCTGTTTCTAATAATCTATCATAACTTGCCATACCCTCTGAAAATGCTAAATCATCCATAGCACCTGCAGCAACAATTTCTTCTCCTGCAATTATTGTTCCATCATTATTAATTCTGTTTTTTAAATCAAATCTTCTTGGTATAGTTTGAGGACCTAAATCTGCACCATCTACTTCTTTTGTAAATACTTTTATAAATTCTTCATAAAAATCTTGATTAGCTTTACCTCTTTTTTTTCTGCTAAGTGTGTTAATGTGGCTTTTCCAACGAACCCAATCTTTACCTTCTAAGAAACCACCGCTTTTAATAAATTGAAACAGTTTAGTATTAGCAGTAACAGATAAATCTACTTCAAATTTAGGATATACTTTTTGTTTATTTACCCAATACACTTGACTTGTGTTTTCAGGACTTAGTTCATATCCTGCAATAGGATGTCGCATTTTAGCTGTAGGATTACCAACTGCAATACCTACTCTGTATTCTATACTTTCTAAATAATTTCTTAGTGCTGCATCATCAGTTAAAAATGCTATATCATCTGCATTGTGACTTCTTTCTACAAATTCTTTAATTAAATTTTTACCTGTAGGATTAGTGCGTAAATACTCCATCATGTCATCAATTCCTAGATTTAACAACCTTACTGTTATAGGGTCAGGTGCAAGAAGTTCTCCAATCTCTGTCCACAATCCTTCCCAATAATAAGGATTTATATTGCCATTAGCTAATCTTTTATCTGTTCTAATAAACAAGTTTTCTACTAAATCTTTTCTAGTGCCTATTAAACCCTCTGTAATATTTTGTTCACCCATTGCAGCTCTATATCCCTCATCAGCACTAAACAAACTACCATTAGGCAAACCTCTACCTGCACCTTTGACATCATCTATTGTTAGCGATAAAGCATCAAAATTGTTTTTATACAAAACTTCTAATACTTCTTTTGCTATAACACTGTCATAATTTATTGCAGCAGCACCACCTTTAAGTATTTCTCCATCTTTTGCTTTTTTTCTATAGAGGCTTATAAAACCATCAGATGTCATTACATTGCCATATCCTGCTTGTACAGCAGCTTGTCTGCCTGATTGACCTACATAAATACTTTCTTGAAAAGCATTAATACCCATAAATACTGCATTGTCTATAGCGTTTTCTCCGCTTAATCCTACAGACACATCTAACATCAAAATACCATCATCATCTATGTATGCACCTAATACATGACCATCTTTGCTTAGTAAACCTACAGTTTCATCTGTAAAAAATAAATTGTCTATTTGACTATCTACCCACTCTATTGGTGTCATGTTTACTTTAGCTGCTTTTTCTTGTACTTCAGCAGCAGTTCCTAAAGGAAACTCAAATTCTTTGTATGGAGAAACAAATACCTCTGCATCAGAAGGCACTCTTTTTTTCATGTCTAGGAATTTTGCTGCATCTAAATCAATGCTAAAACCTCCACCCTCTACTAACGCTTCACCCATAGATGCGTACTCTGTTTTATTATCAAATCCAACTACTGTTCCTTTTGCTTTAGCATTTATTTGTTTACTGCCTATAGACAACTTACTTTCTTGTACTGCTTCTCTAACAAATGTTTTTAAACTTTGATTGTTTATTGCAGCGTTAATCATGTAATCAGATACTTGACCTGTATAACTTGTTTCTAACATATAAGATTTAACTAATTTTTCTATCTGTGGGTATTCAATAGCTAAAAAGTTTTTAAGTGTTTTTTCATCTATTAACTCTGCTAATTTTTTGTAGTCATCAGTACCCATGTGACCTGTAAATACAATGTGACCTAAATTGTTGCGTAATTGGAATATCTTATCTTCACGCTTTACATCACCAACAAAGTTTAAATATTTATTAGATACCATAGCTAATCTTTGTAAAGGATGTGACCACGCATTGACATATCCGCCAAATGCCGCTCTAGCTGCTTCTTCAGGTGCAATACGCATAAGTAGTGCTAATCTAAACATCCACGCAGGTTTTAATATTTTATTCTGTGTTTCATCAAGTATTGTATCTAACATTGTTTTTGGTTTTAATGTCAATCGATTTGATGAATAACCTCCAACAAATGCTTTTCTAGGTATTTTTAATCTATCTGCCCATTTCATGTCCGCAGCATTTTCGTTAAATATATTTAAATTATCAAACAATGTAGTAAGTCTTTTTTCTGTAGGTGCAATTAATGTTTGATGCGCTCTTGTAGCTTGTACTATATCTCTTGGGTCTATAAGTTGTGCCATGTAAGATTTAGATGCTTGTGATAATAAGTGCATACTCGGCACTGCTTCAAATATATATTTTTCTACATCATCAGGATTAACTTCTATACCTGTTGCTTTAAAATGTTCTTCGACATCTTTAATAAGTTTTTTGTATCTTTTTTTAATTTGTGTTCCATTAAAAGCTATAGAACCACCTGCAGAGTTTCCAAAAAAATCTCTTAATTCATTCATTTGTGCGTTGTAACTTTCTTGTTGCTTCATTATATCTTCAACATCTATTTTTAAATTAGGGTTGTAATCTGAAACATTTTTAGCTATTGCTTGATTTATTTGATACGCTATTTCTTCTAATTCTTTTTGAGATGTAGCAGTTAAAACTAATCGTGAGTAATAACCTCTTTCTTTTGCACTAGCAAAGGATAGTTTTAACATATCGTTAGCATTTCTTGATGCTGCTTCTAAATCATCTATAACCATCATTGTTTCAGGTCTAAGTTGCATTGCTCTTTTTACATGTCTAGGAAATAATTTAGTTCTAGCTAACTGTGTTCCTGTACCTAGCAATCCTCTAGCAGGGTCGTCTTTAGATAGTAATAAACCTGCAAACTTTCTCATAGGTGCAACATCTGTACTTTTACCTGTCATAAGTTTGTTAGCATAATTAAATAGTTCGCCCATAGCTGTAGGTCTTGCAGGAATGTTATTTAAACCAAAAGCAATGTTTTCTACACTTGCTTCTCTAACTCTGTCTAAGTTTTTACCAACATCATCAGACACATATTTTTTAATTAAATTAAACATGTTGTCAAACTCTTTGCCTGTTAAGTTACCATTCTTAGCAACTATGTCTAATATGTTCCATACATCATCAGCATCATCAACATGTAACAATACTTCTTTTACAGATGCAGGAACATTGTCAAATTCTTTAATGTCATCTAAAAATGCTCTACCTTCATCACCTTTTAATTTTGCAATAGCTTCACCAAACTTTTGACCCCAACCTGTGCTTCTTACATCATCTACTGTTCTACCATAAAAAGCAGCACGATTAAATTTACCTGTTTTTCCAGGTACAAAAGATTTAAACAATGTTGCAGCATTTTTAGATTGTTTATTAGCTTGTACCATAGTTCTCATTGCTGTCTTTACACCTGCACCATACATCAACGCTAAGTTCGTTGGGTCACCTGCAAGTCTAAATACACCATCAATAACACCTGATACAACACTAAATCCTGTAGAACCTGGTTCAAATATCTGTACTGCCGCTATTCGACCTGGCGATATATTTACTTTTGTTCCATCTTTTGCTTCGTATTTAAAAGCATCTTCTCTTTTGTCGTACAACTGTGTAACAGGAAGTCCATAAACTTCTACAGCTCTACTTAATGCCTCTCTTTCACTTCTACCTGCTCTACGCATATCTAAGTACACTTGTGTTTCTTTAGGGTCTAATGACTTAGGTAAAAATCCTGTACCTAAATTTAATGGTTTACCATCTCTAGTTTGTTCTAAAGCTAAACGAAACTCATTCTTTCCATATTTATCTCGTGTCTGTTTAAACACATCCCCTACACCACCGCCATATATGTTATTTAAGTATCTAGCTGTAGAACTACCTTCCTCGCCTTCTGCTTGTGGTCTAAATGTTTCATACAATCCACCTAATGTTGCATTAGCTACAACTCCAGGCAACCATTTGCCTGTTTCTTGTGCAGCTACAACTGCAGATTTAAAACCTCTTGATACATTTTGGAATACAGCATCTAGTCCTAAGAAACCCATTTGTACACCTCTTTTTAAAAAGTTGACATCTGTAACAAGGTTTTCTGTGTTCTTTTTTGCTATAATAGATGCTGCTCTATTTGCTACCTGCAAAGCAATTTCATCTTCTGCAGTAGTTCCGCTTAATGCCATATAAGGTAAAACTTCTTTAGGAATTGTAGGATATGCTTTTGTAATGTTAGCAATATTTTGTACTAAGTCAGGATTTGTTTCTCTTACACCTTTATCAAAAGAACTTGCACGATTATATGTTTCTTGTGCTGCTTGTCTTTTTAAATCATCTAAAGAATAACGCAAAGAATATCTACGCATTATCTAAACCTAGTTTGTGGCTTCTCCTGTACAGGCACAGCATTTTTTTGTTCTATTAACTCTAAAATTACAGGGTCATTAAATCTACTAAATAATCCTTGTAAATAAGCATCTATATCAGTTGCCATAGGACTAGCGCCTATCCTTCCTACGCCAGGTCCTTGTGATATTCCTGCTGTGTTTGGCTCACTTTGAAACCTAGTAGGTTGTCCTAATGATATAGGACTAGCTGTTCTAGTTGCATTTTGTGCAACTTGCTCTCCTGCTACTGTAGGTAGTTCATAATTAAGCGCATCTTCTTGGTCGTTTATTATTTGTGATTGTCCTGTTGGGTCGCCTTTTTGTCTTGGTATATATAAATCTTGAAACGCAGGGTCAGGTTTTCCATCAGTTACTTGTTTTAATGCTTTTGGTTTTCTAACCATAATATCCCTCATCATTAAAGAAGTCATCAAGACCTCCTAAAAAATCTCTTAGTTTCTCGTTTTCTGCAGCATCTTCAATAGTAAAATCTACACGAATAAATACTTTAGGATGTGGTGTAGGCATCCAATACTGCATAATTGGAGGTGTAAAACTATCATCTATTTTTGGTTGTTCTTCTATATTGTCTAAATCCCAATCTTCTGAATTAATGATGTCATAAAACTTAACATTAGTTTCACGCATTTTGTCTGATGGTTCAGGCATTATTGTCCTCCCTGTTGTGCTACTTGTGATAACACTTGTGCTAATCCAGGTGGCGGTCCTTGCGGTACAGCACCTGCTTGTTGCGCTTGTGCATTTAGTAAAGCTAGTTCTTCTTCACTAGGTTCTTCACCTTCTGCAGTATAGTATTTGTCTAATATTTCAGACATTCTCTGCGGATTTTTTCTTATCTCTATAGCAGCAACTAATGCTTTTTGGTCGCCTTGTGCTGCCTGTGCCATAAGAGTTTCAAACAATACAGTTTCGGCTCTTTCTTTATTAACACGATTTTGTATCTTAGTTATGTTTTCTAATCCATCCATATTTTCTTGCAATGTTTGCTTGTCGATAATTCCCTGTTGGTAAAGTTGTAAACCTGTAATAATTTTTTGTGGCTCATCAAATCCTGCCATAACACCATACACTCTGCGTGTTGTATACACTTCAGATATATCAGAGTTAGGTGTGTAATTTTCTTTGTAAGATGTTCCTTTGTGAAATCCTGCTAATGGTTTTCTTGTACTTCCAAACATTGCTTCATCATATTCAAGTCTTTTAGCATCTAGTTCTTCTAAAGCATCACCTAATACAGTTTGATATTCTCTTACATGCAGTGATGCAGATTGACCTAGTTCTTCTAATCCTCTACCTGTAACAAAAGCATTAGGCGATTGTCCATCATCAGATACAGGATAAGCTGCACCAAGTCTAAGGTGTCTTTCTAATCTATCTACTTGTTGAAATAATTGATAAGGTAAATTGTTTACAGGTTTTGATACTTGTGAACCAGGTGTCAAATAGTTAACTGCAAATCTACCTTTACGATACTTACCGCTTTCTATTTCACCAACAATATTTGTTTCTGTAAATACTGCATCTTCCATAGCAATAGTTCCAAGTATGTTAATCTTTGCCATATTTGCCATAAGACCTGTAATGTGTTGGAATTGTGATTGCATTTGGTCAAATGAATATCTTTTTGCAACAACAAAACAAGGACCTGATTTGAGTATGTTTGGCATAAAATCTATTATTTTTTTATTTTCAGGCAAGAAAATGTATGTACCTTCTTTATCTCTATATTCAACAACTACTTTTCCATGTCCTGTTGAGTTAGCCCAACTACCTGCTCTATCTGTGCTATCTAGTAAAGCAGAATATGGATTTTGAAAACCATTGTCATTTTCTTCTTGTGCAAATATATATTGTTTTGCTTCAGGATATTGTTCAGCTAATACAGTGTGTGGTACACGACTAATTATTGCTAATTCTTTAGGTTGTTGGTCATTGCCGAAAATTCCAGGGTAACAAGTAAATGGGTCACGAAGTTCTGCATAAGGATATGGATTTCCATCTTTATCTCTTTTGTGTCCTATTGTCCAAGCAACAAAACCATATCCAGGTAGCCATCTACCAACTTGTGGTAATTGTTTATGTAGCTTTTGATATTTGTCATAGCTTACAACTATGCGTTCTAATTTTTCAGATTTTTTTCTTGCTCGTTCACTATCTTTTTCATTAATTATATCTACTTTTATGTCAGGGCTTCTGCCTAACTTTTGTGCAAATCTTTCTAGCGCTGTTAAAAATAAATTAGGTGCAGGAAGTTCGTGGTATTCTACATTTACTTGATTACCAAGCAATGCTTTTACTGCTGCTTCTCCACCATTCATAATGTCACGAATACGACTTCTATCAATCATTTGGTCTTGATTAATTACTCTAAGGTAATCTATTTGGTCGTACAACTGTTCGCTATTTAAAGGCATCTATCTCCAATTATCATAATCTATATTACTAGGATTATAGTCAGAAAAACTAGGATTGTAGTCATATCCTAGTTCTGCAAATCGTTCTTTTTGCATACGCCTAATTGCTCTCATTGGAAACCAACTAGCCATAACAATGTCTGTTTTAGTTCCCACACTTTTGCTTTTGTTTCTAGCAGAACTAAAATACACTAACTGACTTGTATATAAGTTTATCTTTTCTTGTGCTTCAAATCCACTATAAGGTAAATTAATTAGTTTATCAGCAAACATTGGTCGCATAGCTGTTACACCAAACAATGGGTCAAACTTTTGATTTCGTGTTTCGTGTCCTTCTAAAAATACGCCATGCCTATTAGCAAAATCTTTTATAGATACATCTTGTCGTATAGCTTTTTGAAATCCATTTTCTTCTATAACCCAATGACTACAGTTGTACTCTGTCCACCATTTTTTAATTATCTCTAATGCTTGTGGTATTCCACCACCTAAATTGTTTTCTATATCTATTAAAAACAAAGTACCTGTTTCAGTATTGTAACCCCATAACACTGCAGCTTGATAACCTGTAGATGCAGGGTCAAGTCCTGCTATAAGTCTTACATTGATTGGTATGTCACCTATCGCTCTACTTTGGTCACGACATTGTTCTATTTCTTCACGCTCAAATAAAGCAAGTCCATCAGGCATAGCTACATTAAGATATACCATTTCGTATATTGCTCTACCTCCAGTAGTTTCTGCTGCTCGTTTTCTGTCCATTAACCATTTGTAAGTACGCTTACCTGTCCACAACATACACTCTGTATGTGCTTCTTCATCCCAATCTGCAATGTTGCATGATGTGTCATGTGCTTCTTCGACTAATGTTTTCCAACTTTCGTTATCTAACAAATGAGAATACAGGTCATCATAATGTTGCCTAGAACCAATTACGATTATTGCTGTATGTTCCTCTTTACGACTTGACAATGTTGTAGTCCACCAGTTTCTAGTGTTTTCTCTTGAAGCAGGTTGCATAGTTGATGAGTGGTCCTCCAAGTCATCTCCGATAATGATGTCACAATCTCTTGATAAGATTTTTCCTCCACGACCAATACCAACCATGGTAGGTGACTTAATACCAGTAACAGTACGAGTGCCAACAGTAAACCCATTCTGCGACCACGCTTTTCCAGTTCGTGATGTTGGCTTAAAAGTTTTTCCAGGAGGACAGAGTTCTTCAATTAATTTCTCATTATTCTCTAGTTGGTCAATTACAGAAGATACTGCATTCTTAGCAATTTCTTCATTACCTCCTACCCACAAAATTCTAACATTAGGATTTTGCACAATCAACCATACTGCAAAATGTATAAGCAAATCTGTTTTGCCATGTCTAGGTGGTGACAATATCATCTGTTGGTCACCATGTTCTATAGCTTCTAAAATAGATTTTATCCACCTAATGTGAAATTCAGGTGTTTCGTATGGGTCGCCTGTTTCTGTTTGAAAATATCTATCTCTAAATTGTTTAAAGTCTTTTAATGATTTTTCTGCTTTAGCAGGTATAGTCCAATTTTCTGCTTTAGACTTTGTTTCCATATCTTCTACCCAAGCAGCGTATGCGTAACTAAGTGCAGCTTTTGTACAACCTAGTAACTCTGCTGCATCTTGTTTAAGCATGTCACCTTTTAAAATTAAAGGTCCTAGATTTTTTTCTACTAACTGTTCGTAAACTTTGCCTCTGCGTTTTTGTACATTACCTTCTGCTACAGGTTTGCCATCATGGTCAATTTCATAAACAGCACCTTTTTGTTTAGCGTGATATACAGCGTTGTGATAGCTTTTAGAACAAGTAGATGAACAAAATTTTTTCTTAGGTGGTCGTAATATATTATGACATCCTTTAGCGAAACATAATTTAGTTTTTGTCATATTTTTTGCATTTCTTATTTTTGCACTTTAATTTAAGTTTAACCACCTGCAAATATTCCTGACAAACAGGACAGGCTATATTCAACTATTTCTTTTTTCGTTTAGGTAATTTTTTAATTTTGCCATTGTGTGTTCTTGCAAACCTATGTGTCTTAGTTTCCATACTAGGTATGAGTGTTCCACTATAAGTTTTGCCTCCCCACTTCCAACTTACTTTTCTACCTGCCATTATTTACCTACTTTCTTCTGAGCATTTTTATGTGCTTTAGTAAAAGTACTACCTCTTTTTATAGAGTTTGTCATATATTGTATATGTTTTTTTGTATGGTGCTTAGAATGTTTTTTCATAGCATTCTGTTGACTTTTAGTTAACTTAGATACATCAACACCTTTTACTTTTACCATGCTTTACAACTCCAATACCTAGCTGTAGTTTTGTCTGTTGCAGTATCACATTTGTGTCTAGCACGAAAGGATGCTCTTGCTTCTTTGTTACCTTTTCTAATTTTCATGTTAGGGTCGCCAAACATTACTTTTTTAACTTTGTCGCCATCCTTAACATAAACCATAGATTTTTTACGACCATAACCAGGTTCACCTTTTTTAATTGCACGAGGCGAATTTAAAGTTACAGATTTACCTTGGTATGTAGCCATTAGTAACCCATTGATTTACTCTTGCGTTTGCTAGAGTATCTTTTCTTTTTACCTTTTTTGCTCATTGGCATTTTAACTCCTGTGGTTGCTTCTTATCACTATAACACAAAACTCCACCGAAGTGGAGTTCTGTTCGTACAGCATGTCCAATACTGTTTGCGAGTATAAAGGCAGTTGTGTCCTCAATTAAAGGTCCTCGCACCTTCACTACTCTGTGAAAGAAAAAGAAAAAATAAATTTACTTTCAGCAATCACATAATCACAAGTGCTATATGATGAAAAGCAATTTCTTTCTTTTCTAATCGCATATCCTCATACACGATACTTTTAGACTTTCTAAAAGCATATTTATTATAACAGAATGTAGGTGTAAAAAAAATTTTTTTTTGATAATACTAATGGGTGTAGCAGTTGCCTGTCACACCCATTTCGTATACACAATAGAAAGGGCTAAACATGTCCTTGAAAGGAAAATGAATATTCCTAACATCCACTATAACATACCTGTAAAATAAGATAGGGATTTTTTTACTTAGATTTCCTCCTTTACTTTGTAAGGAAATCCCCACATAAAATAATTTTATGGTATAGTAGAAAAACAAACATGATAGATTTCAGGCACTAGAAAAGATTTATCAGATAAGAACTTCAATAAAGTGGACTTGCCTGACCATAGTAACTAGCGTTAGAGGCTATTACTTCATATATTTACAATAAGTCATAAACAGATTTGTTATCGGTTGGGAGGGATGACACAGGGTTAGTTGTATTAAGTTTCTACTTATTTAAGATAATCACTATAAGTGTTTAAACAAGCACTTTAGAGGGCTATTTTACTGCCTAGTTAACAGCATATTTTAAGAGTACACACATATAAATAACGACCACCCCCACATTAAACCCTACCCCAAGCCCTTGTGTTTATAGGCTACAAGCCTACATCTTGTGTTGTGTAGGTATGCACACTATATATAGTACCACAACATATTGTGTACACAGTTTGGTAAAGATTGGCAGTTGTTTAAACAGTAACAGTAAGGGGATAGACAAACATTAATATCGGCAAAATATTATCGGTTAAAATTCCAACAGGAACACCTAACAAAATCTTAGGCGCAGAAAGTTACGCCTAAGAAATGACACCGCAAATTGAAGATTTCTTTGTAAAAAAATAAATAATTTTTCATGCACCTGAAATAGTCAATGTTTATAGGCTTTCCACCTAATTATTTTTTATCAAATATGTCAACATAAGTTGGCATAAAACACAGACCTAGTAATGTTATTAATAACACAATAGAGTTGGACTTAGACAACTACTTAAAAAAGCCTAAGAAAGTGTTCGAGGCAAGTACAGATGAGGCGCTGTTCAATTAAATACTAAATACAGGCGCTAAATCCCATAGAGAACGACCGAGTGTAATCGGTAAGAACTCTACTTCTAGCGAAGATTGGCTGAAAAGCGTAAAACAACAACACTAGCGAAAAAAGATTAGTTACAGAAATCATTAGACAACAGTTGCACTAATCTAACAGAAACAAAGCGCCTTAGACACTGTTCGCATATTCTATTTATGCCTTATATTTTTTATTGCTTGTTTAAACAATGAGCAATAAGAAATACACTTATAATTTTTGTAAGTGTATAGTAAATATATAGGAGGCAAACACAATGGAAACTAAACAGAAATCTAGTACAGATACACAAGAAGAAATTCATTTCTTCAAAGGTAATCGTGAAGAATGGCTTAACAAAGTTGCAGACTTTATCTACGATAAAATCGAAGAAGAGTTTGTATGCGAAGTTAAGCGTGATGTCATCAAATTATCTATGGGCTTTATGCCAAAAGGTAATGCCAAAGCTATTGGCGTATGTCATTACGAAGAACACAGCGAGGGAGATGTTAGAGAAATCTTTATATGCCCTACTCGTACAGGCACTTCACTTGCCGACAGTATCGAAACAGCGCAGATTGTTGCACACGAGGTAACTCATGCAATATTGCCTGTTGGTACAGGACATAACAACCGCTTTAAGAAAATCATTATGGATTATCTAGGTGCGGAGGGTATTCCTACAGCAACAGTTGCAGGTGCGCAGTTTACTCTACTTATACAGGACTTCATCAAGGAGTTAGGCTTACTTCCTCATTATGCTATCAAGCAACGAGAGGGTGCAGGTTCAACTACAGTTGCGGTCAAATGTACAGGTGCAGAGGCGTGTGTCGGTGCTAGTGACAAATCTATTGCGCAGGGTTTCGGCTTAATTAGTCGAGTATCTATGGCAGTGTACAAGAAAGTTGGCGATAACTTTCGTTGCATGGCTTGTGGTTCTTCTACAGTTGTAGACTTACCGCTTAAATTGCGTAAAGATTACCAATAAGTATCGTAGAGCGCTTGTTTAAACAATGAGCGTTCAACGATATTTATCAACAGATAAATATTCACACAATATTAAGGAGGCATTAAATGGTAGAACAATATGTAGTTCAAGCTAAATGTGTATTTAGTAAGTTTATTGATGTACATATAGTTTCGGCAGAGAGTAATGACCATGCGTTACAGCAATGGCGTTCACTTAATGGCAAACTAGGTATCAATGTAGACACTAGATACATAGAGGACAGTATCAAAGTTCATAGAGCAGGGTTAACTGATGACTTATTCTTTAGAGATATAAGACTAGCTAACAGTTCAACTGTATCTAATCATAACTTTGGCGTGTCTATGGAAGATACCGATTGCGGTAATCCAAAAGACAAGCACTTTCTAACTATGGAAGAAGCAAAGCGCACACTATCCAAGCTAGATTATGCAGAGTTGTTTGTTAATACTGATAGTACAAGTAAGTATGACAGTAAAAACGAACCGCCATTCTAATTGTAATTAGTTAGACCTCGTTGTTTAAACAGCGAGGTTTATAGTAGTTACAACAAGGTAATTACTAACTTAATGTAGGGTAAGGGTTTATAGAATAGGCAGGTTTTGATACGAAAGAACGAGTTTGTTTTGGAATGGCTAACAACAGCGATTGTAAGTATCGCAAATGTGAAAGAGTTAGAAGAACAAAACGAGAGAGCGATTGATAAACTAAGTTGCCAAGAAGATAGTACAGCGATTGCAATATGTAAGTCTTGCTATCAAGTAAGGAGGGCAACAGCCTATTCTATAAACTCTTATCAAACACAATAAAGGTAAGGAGGCAACATGCCTGAAGAAAGAATTGTCAAGATAGGTATCGAGGTCGGCAAAGACTTTAATCCTAATATTGATGATGTAAGAAAGAAACTAACAAAGGCTTTTGGAAAAGATTTTTTAAGAGTTCTTTGGTTAGAAGATACAGACTATTAAGGGAGGCAAAATGTTAAACAAGATTATAGAAACTCTACATGCAAGTGCAGAGTTACTTGATGAGGAAGAGCTAATAGATTTAAAAGATAAATTATTAAATAATCTTTGGAATAAAACTTATCAAGAAATCGAAAAACAACATACTATTAATTGTAATGTCATTGACAAAGAGTTAAAAGCTATTGTTAGTGACAAGGAAAAAAATTAGTAGTTAGCTAGTGCTGTCTGTTTAAACAGACAGCATTGTGGTAACTATAAAGGAGGACAAATGGCTACCAAAACAACAGAGGGTAAGTTAGTTATCCCTGACAATGTGTACGAGGCAATCTCTATTGTTAGAGATAGTGGCGTAATTAACATGGCTAGTTTCAACCAATTACTAGAATTAGTACCTAGTGATGTTGCTAGTTGGCTACAAGACAACAAAGAAATCTACATGGAAGGTTTCTTCTATGGTTTTGTGCCTGAAAGTCAAAACACATAATTAATGTATAGCGATTGGGATAGTTGTTGCCTCGACTATCCCCTTCGCTTTGTTTAAACAAAGAGCATAAATAGTATTTTTACGAGTAGCTTAGTGGTTCGTACTTGTTCATAGTATCGCAAAAGAAACTACCTGTTGTACGCTTTAGTGAGGTTTGTATTTATCCAATGGCACTGAATACTTACCAATAGTCTACTGCCTCATTCCATAGTGAGCTTATCGAAACTACCTGCAAAGAACAGCGCTTGAAAAGGCAAATTGCAATCAAACACTAAGTTACTCGTAAAAATATTAGGAGGTATAAATGGAAATACAATGTTCATTTTGTGAGCAAACAATTACAGAATGGCAAATCAAAAATCATGTTTACATTAAAATATACAATCAAGAAAAAAATAAGATTGAGTACACATGTCAACAAGGTTTATGCCATTACATGTACTTGACACGAAGTGATGACCTACTTGTTTAAACAGGTAGGTAGCTTGATAGTATCGGCAGAAAAGTCTTAGCTTAGGTGCGGACAATGCCTTGTATTTTATAGAGATATAAAAACTGTCGACAGGTAAGCCCAAAATACGCAGGTAGGGAAAGTAAGCTAGATACTATCAAGCTATCTACAAAAACGAACTAATGTACCTCTCGGCTAGGGTACTCAAAGTATGATAACCAACAAGCGCATACACGAAGTACATTATCTCGTTTAATTTTGTAGGTAGCTTGTAGCACATAGGAATGCATAAGGTTGGAAACTCTAGCTTAGAACTAGAGGCGTGAACTACCATATAAACAATGTAATTCCAGTTTGGTACGCTAACTGTGTGTTACAAGCTATCTATGAGTAGGAGGTAAGCTAAATACAGCCCTGTTGCTGACCGACTGAAAGTAGGTAGCTTGTAATACATAGTCAAAGGCAGTTGCAACATAATGGTAAATACTGTTACGCCTATACCAACTGTGTGTTACAAGCTATCTATAAAGCCCTCACTTATTAAAGAGAGCCTTGAACGATTAGTAGGGGTAAGGAAACGCTAATCGGTAAATAGCAAGACTAGTCGAAGTCTATAACTCATATCGACTGCTTGACAGAAGTGTGTCATACCTAGACAAGTATCAAAAGGTCTTTGTTTAAACAGCTACCATTATAGTAAATATCTATTGATAAAATAAATATCTACAACTATAGTGGTAGCTGTACACAAAAATATAGAGGAGGACAAATGTCGCATAACTTAATCAAAGGGTTAAAAATAAATACCTTTCGCAATTTAGTAGAACAAGGCATAATTTACAGCAAAGAGAATGTAAATCGTGCTGAATATGGCAGGGTAATCAAACCTGTTGCTACACAAAGAATTGTGGATTTTGGCGAAAACGCAGTGTTAGAGGCACAAAGATTAAAGAAACTTGGTAAGACTAACGAAGAAATAAAAGAAAAGCTTGATAGTTATATGGAGGAATTAGGTTATCAAATCTATGAACAATATAAATATCAACAAGCTATATATTATTCGTTAGCCGACATAGCTTATAAAGAAATAGGCATGTTAGCACCTAATACAGCTTAATTAAAAAACAACAGGGCATTTTAAGGCGATTAGAGCCATTCAAAAAATTTGAGTGGCACTAATGCCCATAGTCAATAACCTAATTTTATTGGGTATTGCAACTTTTATAGAAAGGATAAATTGATGGGTAGAGATATTACTGAATACATAGATGAGTATGTAGAAAACAATTATGGTCATACTAATTGGGGATATACAAGCACATACTCTAAAGAAGAATTAGCAGATAAATCACAATACGAGTTGGAACTAGATGACAGTATCGTTGTTTGGTATCAACCATTAGATGAGGAGGAATAATGCCGAACAGACACCAAAGAAGAAAAGCTAAAAGCAAAAAAGGTGGACATTACTATGGGTTAAAAAGACCTACTGATAATGGAAGAATGAATGGAGGCAAAAAAACTTATGGCTAATAGACAACAACGCAGAGCAAGTAAATCTAAAAAAGGTGGCAAAAGGTACATGGTTAGTAAATCATTACAATCACCTAAACGCAATATGGGTTTATTGCAAAGTCGTACAAGTAAAAAAATTCCTATGGAACTTATGGTTAGTAAAAAGAATGACTAACTGTAAATGAACTATGGGTGGTATTGGATTATCTTAGTGATAATTCTAACAGGGCTTTCATGGTCATTAATTAATAGGAGGTGGAAAGATGACAATGTTAAAAGTTTTACGAATAGCAGTAAAAAAATGGGAGGCAGAATTAATTGGTTTTAAAAAGATTGTTGCTAAAGAGCAACATCAAATGGACAGTGAAACAAAAGAGCTTGATGTAGAGTTAAGCGCAGTAAGAAGTTTCATAAAGTTAATTGATAAGTATATAAAACTAGAACAAGAAAGACAGGCTGTTTAAACAAGCAGTGAAATCGTAGTAAATACTTGTTGTATAATTCAATACCTGTTACCATAGTGGGTATGAAATACTTAGTTAAGAGTGTATCAATCTTTGACAGCAGTGTTTACTCATGGAGGTTCGCAACCAAAGAGGAGGCAGGGCAAAAAGTTAGAGAGTTAAAAGATACAGGTTCTAACTACTTTATTGTTTCTTTATACGAATTAGAACCAATAAACAGTTAAACACAACAATAGGTAAAGGGAGGAAAAATATGCCTAATATATTTGATGAGCCAAAGCTACTTAAAGCATGGGCTATCAAGTTAGCTAATGCTTGTGGTGGACAAGAAGTACAAAAAACAATTCACCTTAAAAAAACAAACTCACAAAGAATTAGAGAGCTATTAGATGAGTTTGTTAAAGACCATAACGAAAACATATTAAAAGTTGCTAAAGAATTATACGAGGAGGAATAATGGCTAGATATAGAATTACATTTAAAGTTAGTAGAGTTGGATTTGGTGATACAAAAGAACAAGCTATTGAAGATAGTAAATGTTATGAGGAAAATCCATACTCTAATCCATTAGATAGTGCAGAAGTGATTGCAATAGAGGAGGAGGAATAATGGCAGTAGGAAAAGCAGACAAGAACGCAAGAGGGTTTCATAATTTAGAAGTAGGAAGTCTTATATCGTTTTTGTATAAGTACAACGCTGATGAAGATAAGATTATAGATGAAAATCCTATCCTCATAGAAATAAATGACATTGCAAAGGCACAGTTTCAACAACTAGAAGTCTTTAACAATACAACTACAAAACTTATTACCTACAAGAAAGTATTGCCTAGCATACAAGTTTCGGCATACGAAACATCATTGCCTGTAGAAGTACATCAAGAAAGGATAAACATTGCCTAAGATGAAATTAACTTTGGGCATAGAGATTGACACTAAGAACTTGGTAAGACAAGGCGAGGGTGCAGTAAGTTTTTTAATTATGTACATAAACAATATGAAAGGTCATAAAGTTTTATCATCACAATACGAGGAGGTGAAAGAATAATGTCGCACAAAGAAATTAGAGTGTTAAAGCAATCACAAGAACTGTACGAGAGAAGTAAAGCAAACTTAGATGTTTGTATTGCAAATCGTAGCAAGGCTATTGCTGTCTGTTTAAACAGCGGGTTCAGAGTACAGGAAATTGCAGATGTTTTAAATATAAGTAGACAAAGGGTATACAAAATTATAGAAAAGGATAGTAAAAAATGGATAAAGAAACACACAAGAAATTAATAAAAGACTTTAACAAGAAAGATGTAAGACCTGCGCCAAAGGGTAAGTATGGCGAATATGTTCCTCATCACTTGTACACTAAAAGATTAGTAGAAGTCATTGGAGGCAAATACAACTTTACTTTTGAGGAAGTACGAGGCAAAGACAATGCCATTGTCGGTGCTAAAGGCAGACTTGAAATAGAGGGCTTGGGTGTTGTAGAAGAAGTTGGTGATGTAAGTAAGTATCAACTTGAAAACAATACCGAAAGCGAAGTTCTTAAACTTGCAGTTAGCGACAGCATTAAAAGATGTTGCATGAGGTTTGGACTTGGGCTACATCTATGGGTAGGTGAAAGCACAGAGGAAGAACATTATGCAGAGGCAGAGGCTAAAGAAGTTATAAAACAATTAGATAATTCTTCTAAAGAAGTTGTTAAGGAAACTACTAAAGAGGATTACCTAGCAAGAATTACTAACGAATTAGAACATGCTGAAAAAGATAGTGAACTTAGAACTAAGTACAAGCTAGAGGCATGGAACTTGTTTAAACAAACACATGAAACAAACATGGGTAAGTGGTCAAGTTTTGAGTTAGATAAATTCTTAGACTTGTTTTATCAAGTACAAGCACAAGACCAACAAGAAGTTGTAGAAAAACCTAGCGACAAAGAAATTGTAGAAGATGTCTTTGGCGAGGTTAAGGACAACACAAAGGTATGCCCTCAATGTAAAAAAACTGACTACATAGAGGACAATAGAGAGAAAAAAGAAAGTGATGTTAAGTTTAAAAACATTCCTGACTTTACATGTTCCAACTATGGACAATCAAATGGTTGTGGTTGGGGAGGCTACATTGGTTCTAAAGGTGAAAGAGAAGTTCCTAGTTCATGGCTTTAGAGCATACAAGTATCAACATAGAAAGATTAAAAGAAAAACTAAAGGTGCGTTATCCTGAACACGATTTTGATAAACCTGCGCCTTTAGATAGAAGATGTAAGTTAGTTGTCGAGGGTATGCAATGCCCAAAGCAAAGTGAAAGACCTTTGGTAATCGACACACAAGATAATGAAATGTGTGTCTACTTGTTTAAACAGATAGATGAAAAGACACATTACAAGGCAGATGTGAGGTGCAATGCAATTATCACTACTGCTGAAGAAAGGAAATACAATGGAAGAAAACAAGATGAAATCCCATTCTAATGATGACAGTAAACCTAAGATAAGCGATACAGATTATGGCTTTAATGGTTTAGTTCGTATCTTTACTGAACTAGAAATTGATAGCAGTAATTGGTTAGCTAAAAGATTAGACAAAGAAAGAGGCGGTATGTCTTTTGCATTGCCTAGTGCTTATGGCGAAATCTATCTTAGTTGGGGTGATTTATACAACATAGATGTAACTTTTGTTAATAGTGAGGACAAGTTTGAGGCTACACTTATGTTAGGTGAGTTACACGAGATAATGAAGAAACTTGAAACACAGAGATTGAATGAAGTAAATAGACTTAGAGATTTACTTAAAGAAACATTTAAGAGCGAAGATAGTAGCGGTACAGAGTTCTAATGTATGGCGTTGTATTAAGTTCGTTGATACTGTGTGCAACGCCAACACAAGAAACACTAGATGAAATAAAGGCTTATGCCTCTTGTTTAAACAACAACGAAAAAGTTTCGCATGTTATTGAATGGGAAGAAAGCGTAAGTCTTTATTTTAAAAAAGAAGATGTAAGAGAGGCACTACTTATTATTTATTGTGAAAGCAGTGGCAGACCAAATGCTGTTAATACAAACAGAGATAACTCAACTGATGTTGGGTTGTTTCAATTTTGGGATAACACATGGCTTTGGCTTAAAAATAAATTAAACATTGAGGGTAATCGTAAGACCCCAAGCGTGAATATTAAAACTGCAAGTTGGTTATATTACAACAGTGGTTCTCATCATTGGAATAGCAGTAAGGATTGTTGGTATGAGCAGTAATAAAAAGTTTGATTTAGACCTAGCAAAAGGTTTAGAAATGGAACAAAAATTGAGTGAGTTTTTTACAGGCACTAAGATTGAAGTCAAGAGTGAGCGACACCTGTGGGAAAAGACAGGTAATCATTTTGTAGAATACGAATACAAAGGTACAAAGAGTGGCTTATCTGTAACCGAAGCAGAGTATTGGGCTTTGATGTTAGTGAGAGATGATGAACCTGTAATGACTTACATTATCCCTGTGGCTGTATTAAAAGACCTATGTAGAAAGTATGTAGGCACAGACAAAGATGTTGTCGGTGGTGATGACAATAATTCTAAAGGCATATTACTACCTATAGAAGAATTGGCTACAGCTTGTTTAAACAATGACAGGGAATGATGCACCCCTGTCATTAACAAGCAGTGTTAATACACCAGGATGAGACCACAAGCCTGTCCTAGCTGTAAAATCTAAACTCTTATCTAAACTTGGGCATTGAAACCACTGTCTATCGCCTTGTTGCTTAGCACGAAAATGATGATAGTGTGCAGTTACAAGTATATTTGAGTTGGCACTAGGAAGAAATCCATACATCTGTCCTTTCCACCACTTTTCTATTTTTGCTTCTGCGTTTCCACCGCCTCCTGTCATGTGTCCATGTGTAAAAGACATCTGCTTTTCTTTGACCACAAGCGTAAGATGATAATCATCAGGAATTATTACCTCGACTTTTTTAAATCTATCAGGATTTGCATCAAAGATTTCTTTCATAATTTCTATGTGCATGGTGTCTGAATTATCTAACCTGCTTGTTGATACCTGACCTTTTGCACTTCTTGACATCTCACCATGGTTACCTGGAACACCTGTCAAAACAATTTTGTCTGCATGAGGTAGGAATGTTTCTACAGTTTTAAACATCATTGCTCTAGCTAGGCTGTATTGTTCCATAAGATTTAACGAAACATTGTAGGGTTGGCTGTCGTAGAAAAATTTTGTACAGTTTTCTGTAAGGTCACCCATTCCTACTAGATATATTTCATCTATTTGGTAACCTATCTTCCTGTAGTTTTTTAACAAAGCAAGTGCATCTTGCAATGCTATGTCATATCTTTTAATTGTATTCTCTACACCGAAGTCATCTTTGCCTAATTGCCAATCAGACATAAAGAAAAAGAATGCTGTATCACCACCAAACAATTTATGCTTAGGTAATGGCGGCTTCTTAACAGCATGTTTAAACAGCGAGTTAAAGTATTTGTCACGATTTGCAGATTTTCTTCTTACACTGCCTTTAAATGCGTAGAATGTTTCAACTATACCGCCTTTAAGTTGTGCGTTCCATGATGATACTTTTAGTATTCCATCAATTTCGTATAGCTTTGGGTCAAATCCCCAACTACGAAGTATCTCATCTGTCTTGTTTTCGTAGTTTGGGTCTGTACCTACATGTGTAATTTCGCCTACACCTGTTGTGTGGTCAAAGTCTACTGTAGGTTTCCAACCTGCTTTAAAGTAATTGTTACTATTTTCTGCAGGTATTCCTTTTTTCTTTGACATAAATACCCTCCTTTATTGTCAACATCTATTTTACAGTAGATGTATGACAACTTAGGTATTTACTTAGTAATTTGTTTTTTAGCGTATGTTTTAATTACAGCTAAAGCAGCACCACCACCTGCTAATGCAGCTAACTGTAGTGTTTCAGCTTCTACACCAACTAATGGTGCAACTGTTAATGCGCCAATGAACGCCTCTACGAATGTCCAAGCGGTACGCTCAATCATATCTTTAAGGTCATCACTCATTTTGTACTCCCATGCTTCATTCCAAGGTGTCCACCACAAGTCTTTCTTAAACTTCCCCTCTTGATTTCTTGCTCTTTTAAATTTTTCAAACATTAACTTAATATCCTCCACTTTAAATTAGGTTTCAGTTTTTTACTTAAGTTAATTTTACTATATTCTATGGTAACTTTCTCTCCATTTAACAAAGCATCTCTTACTTTAGGGTACATTTTCTTGTACGCATCCTTAGAATTACCAATAAATCCTCGTTTACTCTTGTCTAAATCCTGCTGAGTATCGCCCAAAATCAAACAACCTGAGGTGTGGAGGTCGGTATTCCCCTGATGCACCAAAATCCACTCAAATCCAGGAACATCTTGTATATGAAGCATACCTTTATGAAACTCATCTCCATATTTCTGCAGGTATCTGCTTGAAAAACCACCTTCATTTCTTAATTTTATTTGATATGTACCTTCAGGAATACATGTTTCGTGCATTACTTTAACTTTTTGATATTGGTCCTCTAGTGTATAACACTCAAATACACCATCAATAAACAACAAACCATTTGTTGCTTCTTCTCCAAATTGCGTTCTAACTACATTTAATTTCACCTATTCCCCCATTCTTACAATTACATATAGTTATATGTGTTCCTTTATTATCAATGTATGATGTGCAGTATTTATTTACCGCCACAGCAGCCACCACCACAACAATCCATTATTTACTTCTTCCTTTCGGTTGTTTATCTTGTTTTTCTTTTCTAAATCTTATTGTTAGTAACCACACACCAAGTGTTATTACTGTAGCTAAACCTGTAATCTGTTGTGCGCTTCCTGTTAAAGTGAGTGTCGCAATCACTAGCCCAACAAGTGTCCACGAAAGGTTTAATGTTTCTTTAATTATTTCTATAAACCAATTCCAAATTTTTTTAATCATAATGTTTTCCTAAACATAAAAGATGCCATAGTAGCTATTCTAGTCAAAATAACAGGCACTACAACTTCTTGCGCTTTTTCCTTTTGGTCAGATGTCATGTCATCACCAATGTTTGTTAGGTTTATTTCAGTAATGTTTTCTATGTCAATAAAAACTTCTATTGGGTTTTCTATAAACTGTTCGTACTGTATCTCTGTTACAACATCAGCAAGTGTATAGTCCTCTACATCAGCATTCTCTACAGCTTTTTGTACAAATACTTCTACTGCCTCTGCAACTACCTCATCTGTTTTAACTGCCTCTGCAATAATTTCAACATCTTCAGTTTCAACTTGTAATACTTCAGCAACTACCTCAACCTGCTCTTCTGTAAGTTCTTCCACATTATTAATAGCGTTATCTACTACCTCTTGTACAACTTCTATTTCTTCTTCTGTGTATTCTTCTACAGGTTTTTCCTCAATGATTTCCTGTATTGGCTCATCCAATACTTCCTCAACCACTTCTTCAGTTTCCACCACAACATCAATGTCATCTTCTACTATCTCCTCTACCTCATAAACTATTTCATCAGGTATTTCTATAACTTCTTCCTCAACTATTATAGTTTCTACAAACTCTTCTACTTCCTTAACTACCTCTACAAACTCTTCTAATTTTTCTTCAGATAATTCAACATCAATCTCTTCTAATTCAGCTAACGCCTCAGCTTCCTCTTGTGCTTTAAGTTCTGCAGCAATACGCTCTTCTTCTAAACGCTTCTCTTCAGCAAGTCTTTCCTCTTCAGCTAAACGCTCTTCTTCTAAACGCTTCTCTTCTGCTAGTCGTTCTTCCTCTGCGATACGCTCTTCTTCAGCTTTGATAGCATCAAGTTCTTCTTGTGTAGGACCTGAGCAATCTCCATTTTGAAATCCATACCACTCTTTGCTTTCAATAGCTGTAAGATATTCTTTATACGAAAGTGGATTGTTTGGGTGTTCGCATCCATTTTCATCCCAAGCCAAGTAAGTAGTGATACCATCTTCAACCACATCTTCCGCCTTAGGTAGCGTTGTCGTTGTTGTGGTGGTAGTAGTTGTTGTCGTACTAGATGTTGTTGTAACAGGTATATCAGCATACTGCCAGTATAATGTATCTAATACAGATATGTCAGATAGTGTAACTTCAAACTTAGTAATAAACTTATCTGTGTTAGCTTCATCATTGTTGTAGTCAGTAAATGATTTATAAAAGCTATCGTACATAGTAGAGAAATCAGAGTTATCTTGACCTGATTTGTTTATAGTTTCATCTGTATTATCTGAATAATAATATTTAACAGAATATGAATTGTTTACTGCACCTACTAAAAATCCTATTTCATATACATCTTCTGAAAACTCAAACACATAAGTACCATTTTGT